GACGGCGGCGTCGGCTCGAGCGTCTCGCTCGCCTTCGTCGATGAGGCCTGGCGCATCTCGCGCGACGTCGTCGACGGCTCGATCGCGCCGACGATGCTCGAGCGGCGATCGCCGCAACTCGTCCTCGTCTCGACGGCCGGCGACGGCGGCTCGACGCTCCTCATCGAGGACCGAGACGCCGCGATCGCGCAACTCGACGACCCGGACGAGGCGCGCATCCTCCTCCTCGAGTGGTCGGCGCCGCCGGAGGCCTACCCGGACGACCGCGAGGCCTGGAGGGTCGCCTCGCCTCACTGGACGCCGGCGCGCCTCGAGGCGCTCGAGCACGCCTACGCGACGAGCTCCGAGGCGGACTGGCGGCGCCAGTACCTCAACCAGTGGGTCCTCGCGGCGCGCTCATGGATCGCGGCCGGCCAGTGGAAGGCGGCCGAGGAGCTCGAGCTCGAGCTCCCTCTCCGCGGAGGCACGCTCGCGATCAACGACCGCGACGGTCAACCGGGCGCCTGCGGCTACGTCCTCGCGATCGCCGTCGACGATCGCGTCCTCGTCTCCGGCCGCGCCTTCGCCTCGAGGCGCGCTCTCTGGGCGGCGCTCGACGAGCTCGTCGTCGGCCGGCGAGGTCTCACGCTCCTCCATCCGGCGAGCTTCGAGAAGCACGTCAAGACGATCCGCGGCGTCTCGCTCTCGAAGGTCGGCACGGCCGAGCAGCGCGCCGGCTACGGCCCGACGCTCGCCGCGGTCGTCGACGGCCGCCTCGCTCACGACGGCGACGCCGAGCTCACTCGGCAGATGCTCACCGCAACGCCGGTCACGATCCCGGACGTCGGCACGACCCTAAGCGCGCGCCGCTCTCCCGGTCCGATCTTCCTCGCTCGAGCGGCCGTCTGGGCGGTCGGCGCCGAGCTCCGGCCGGAGTCGAAGGCAAAGCCGCTCATCGTCGCCGCCTAGCGTCCTCCGCCGATCGGCCTATGGCGGAGCTCGAGCTCGGCCGTCACCGTTCGCAGGGATGCGACTCGCACGTCGGCGAATCGAAGTCGAGGCGGCCGCGCCGCGGCCGCGGCTCCCCGTCCTCCGCTCCGGCACCGCGCTCGAGCTCGCCGAGGTCGCCTGGACGGCCGAAGGCGTCTCGCGCGAGCAGGCGCTCACGATCCCCGCGGTCGCCGCCTGCCGCAACCTCATCGTCGGCACGATCGTCCAGCTCGACGCCTTCCTCTACCGCGGCGAGGAGCGGCTCGATCCTGGCTGGCTCCTCTCGCAACCGGACCCGTCGACCTCATGGACGGCGACGATCGCCGGCACCGTCGACGACCTCCTCTTTTTCGGCTTCGCCTTCTGGCGCATCCTCGAGCTCGATCCCGAGGGCTTCCCTCGCCGAGCTCGCTGGACGCCTTACCGCGACGTCACGCCGGTCACGCGCTCGACCGGCGGCTCCTACGCCGAGCTCGAGGGCTACCGCGTCGCCGGCGTCGCGAACGGCGACGTCCTCCCGCCGGAGGCGCTCATCCGCTTCGACGGCATGGCGCCGCCGATCCTCCAGGCCGGCGCGCGCACCCTCGCCGGCGCGCTCGAGCTCGAGGACGCCGCGCGCCGCCTGGCCGGCGTCGAGCTCCCCGCCGGCGTCCTCAAAAACGAGGGAACCGAGCTCAACGAGGACGAGGCCGAGGAGCTCGTCGAGACCTTCGCCGCGCGCCGGCGCCAGTACGGCATCGCCTTCCTGCAGGGCATCGACTACCAGCGAGAAAACCTCTCGCCGGCCGACCTCCAACTCCTCGAGGCGCGCCACAACATCGCTACCGAGGTCGCGCGCCTCTTCTCGGTCCCGGTCGCGATGATCGGCGCGAGCCCGTCCGGCCACTCGAGCGCGATGCTCTACGCGAACCTGACGCAGATGCTCTCGATGCTCGTCTCGACGTCCTGCGCGCCGCATCTCAACGTGATCGAGACGACCCTCACCGACCTCGCGACGCCGCGCGGCCAGGCGGTCGCCTTCGATGTTCAACAGTTCCTCCGCGCCGACCCGCAGGCCGCCGCGGACTACGCGATCGCGCTCCTCGGCGCCGGCATCATCACGACGCAAGAGGCGCGCGCAATGCTCGGCATCCCCGCGTCCGGCGGACCGCCGGACCTAACCCCTGGGAGGGTCTAATGCTTCGCTTCGAGCGCGAGGTCCTCATCGCCGACCTCAACGAGCGGACGATCGAAGGCGTCATCGTCCCTTACGACGAGGTCGGCACGATTCAAGGCCGCGACTACCGCTTCCGCGCCGGCTCGGTCTCGACCGGCCGGCGCACGCCGCTCCTCGTCGACCACGACCGCGGCCGGCCGATCGGCGTCCTCGCCGAGCTCGTCGACGGCCCGACCGGCGCCGTCGCGCGCTTCACCGTCGACGCGACGCCGGACGGCGACGCCGCGCTCGTCCAGGCGGCCTCTGGCTCGCGCGGCGCGCTCTCGGTCGGCGCCGAGGTCATCCGCTCGACAATGGCGCGCGACGGCGTCGTCGACGTCGAGGCCGGCTACGTCGCCGAGGTCTCGCTCCTGGCGCTCGGCGCCTTCGAGTCGGCGGCCGTCACCCGCGTCGCCGCCGAGCAGGACGAGCCCGAGCCGGAGCCGGCCGAGCCGGCCGAGCCGGCCGAGCCGGCGGAGCCGATCGAGACCGACCCGTCGCAGGAGCCACTACCCGACCCGCCGGCGGAGCCGGCCGCACCCGAGGAGGGAACGATGGAAGCAAGCCACGCCGCGCCGGTCATCCGCGCCGAGCGCTCTCCCTCGCCGCGCGAGCTCGTCGCCGGCGAGTACGTCCGCCTCCTCATCGAGGCACAGCACGGCAACCGCGAGGCCGCGCGCACGATCGAGGCCGCGCTCACCGAGACAATCTCAACCGACGTCACCGGCCTCCTCCCGCCGACCTACGAGCGGACGGTCATCGGCGGCAAGACGATCCTCCGGCCTCTCTTCGAGGCCTTCCGCTCGAGGCCGCTCCCTGGAGTCGGCCTCATGGTCAGCAAGCCGAAGTGGGCGACCCGACCGAACGGCGCATGGGCGGCGAACGTCGACGCCGACGCGACGACCGGCAAGGCGGTCATCGACACGCAGACGGCCGACGTCATCCGCTGGGACTGGGCAGGCGCTATCTCCTGGGTCGTCGTCCAGCGCTCCGACCCGAGCGTCATCGACGCGATCTACGGCGAGGCGGTCCAAGACTTCTACGCCGACGTCGAGGCGAAGGTCTACGGCGAGCTCGGCGCCGCCGCGGCCGGCGTCGCGACCAAGCTCGGCGCCGCGATCGCCGAGTTTTTCGTCGCGTCCGGCAACCAGCGCTCGCCGGAGCTCATCATCATGGCGCCGGACGTCTGGGGCGACTTCGCCGACACCGGCGCGCTCTCGGTCGCGCTCGGTCAAGGCGGCGTCGCCGGAGGCACGCTCGCTACGAGCTTCGCCGGCATCCCCGCGATCACGTCCGGCGTCCTGCCGGCCGGCGAGGTCATCCTCGCGACGCGCCGCGCCGTCGACGCGCGCATCACCGAGCCCGTCCGGCTCACGGCCAACGCGATCGGCGCGCTCAACGTCGAGCTCGCCGTCGTCGGCGAGGGTCTCTTCGACACCGACTACCCGAGCGAGCTCCTCAAGTTCGGCGGCATCGTCCCGCAGGCCGCCGGCGCGAGCTCGAGCTCGAAGGCGTCCAAGTAGGCCCGTGGCCGACTGGCTCACGATCGAGGACGTCGCCGGCTACCTCGACCTTCCGACGGTCGACCCCGCCGACGACAACCTCGTCCTCTCGACCGCGGCCGTCAAAGCCGCGGTCGAGCGGCGCCGGCGAGACCTCGTCGACGCGACGCTCGAGCCGCCGGCCTTCGTGCCGACCGACGACGTCAAGCTCGGCTCGATCCTCTGGGCGGCGATCCTGTACCAGACGCGCTCGGCTCCGTCCGGCTTCGCCGGCTACGGCGACGAGACGCAGATGTTCGACGCGCTCGGCGCCAGGCGCGCCGAGGTCCTCCGGCTCATCGGCTGGCGGAGGCCGGTCGCGTTTTGAGCGTCTCGGTCGCCTCTCACGCCGCTCGAGCTCGCGCCTGGATC